AAGCGGCATCATCGTCAAGGTCGCGCACCCAGCAAGGCACTTCAGTTAATCCAGCTTTAAGTGCAGCGGCTTTTCGGTGGTGTCCAGATAGCACTTGATAGCCGCCAGCAAGTGGCCTCACAATCAAAGAATGCGCTGCGTCAAAGCCGCCCTCAAGGTTCGCTGCAATGGCAGAAACAACGTCTTCGCGCAAGGCAATCCTTGGGTTTTGCGGGTGATCGGTTAACGCAAATATTGCAATTGAAACAGGGTTGATTAAAATATTGGTATCCATAAAACTCCTAGTGGTTAAGTGGTAGAAACCCGGTCAAGTTCACGCTTGGTCGGGTTTTGTTTTTAAAACGGCATCAGTGCCTTGAATTCTTCGTCAACAATGATTATTTTTTTATTCATATTTAATCCTTAATTAATTCTTTATTTGAAATTTCCCGCATGTAACCTCTGCACCGCGAATCAAAACCAACACCATAAAATTTAGCGAGTCGCATGATTTGCTTGGTTAACCATTCGCTTGCCTTTTGTTTGTCTTGCAGTTTTACTATTCGGTAATAGTTACTAAGCAGAACCCTCGCTTCGCCGCTTTCAAGTGTTTTTCTGTCATTCATTTTTAAATCAACTCCAAAGATTGTTGCGCTGTGCGAATGTTCTGCAATTCACAATACTCAGGGTTTAACTCACACCCTATGTACTGTCGACCAAGGTTCTGAGCAACTTGCGCTGTTGTGCCACTGCCCATAAACGGGTCAAGCACTACACCGCCAGCAGGAGCACCAGCCAGAATGCAAGGCTCAATCAGGTCGGAAGGAAAGACGGCAAAGTGTGCGCCTTTGTATGGCTTAGTGGCTACCGTCCAGACGCTGCGCTTGTTTGCCATGCCATCAGCCCCAAAAACACGCTCACCTTTGCTAAACCTGTCACCATGCGCGTAATCAGCCTGATAGCCCTCTGCGTTTTTATTCCTAACCTCTGGCTCACCCTTTAATGGTTCTTTAATCGCATCAGCATCGTAGTGGTACTTCTGAGACTTGCTCAACAAAAAAATGTATTCATGCGCCTTGGTGCAACGGTCTTGCACCGACTCAGGCATGGGGTTCGGCTTGTGCCAAATAATGTCTTGGCGTAAATACCAACCATCTGCACGGAGAGCAAAGGCAAGCATCCAAGGTATGCCAATCAGGTCTTTTTCTTTAAGACCATCCAGTTTGTTTCCTCGTCTAGCGCAAGTGTCTGGCAAGTCCTGCTTGTTATTGCTGACTGATTGTTTAACCAATGCCTGACCTTTACCCGGACGGTAGTTGTAGTAACTATCCCCAATGTTCAGCCACAGCGTTCCATTGTCCTCCAGCACATCCCATACGCAGCGGAACACTTCAACCATTGCTTTGATGTATTCCTCTGGCGTTTCTTCTAACCCTATCTGCCCTTCATGCCCGTAGTCGCGTAGCCCGTAGTAAGGTGGGCTAGTCACGCAGGTCTGCGCTTTGATGCCTTGCTCTTTCCAACGGCGCATGGTTTCGCGGCAGTCGCCAAATTCGATCTTATTCATTCTTTACTCCTCGACAGCGATGCCGCTGCGGTGGTTTCATTGATCAAGCCTGTCAGTCACTGGCACGCATAGCAGTTAGTGCCGATGATTCCATAACGCGAACGTCATCGAAATAAATCTGCCAATCTTCCTGTGACAGACGTAGCTGATCCAGTAGGCGAAACAAGATGTTGTAGTCAAGACCGATAGGCCCATTCATCCCGACTCGCCACTGGGTTCCTATCTTTGCGAAAAGTCCAAGTACAGCCCAATTTTCGGGCCATACTTCGACTTCCTGGCTGGCTATCAGATAACCAATATCGAAGCCGCCTTTGGGTTGTTCCTTTGTGGAGGTGTACATCCCTTCGACGGCCTTTATCAGTTTCCCAAGCGCCCCTCAGTGATTGCGCTGCGGTAGGTGTTCATGATTGCCATTGCAGCCGCTGGGATTTCATCGCAAAGCTGCGCCACAGCGTCACGCGAGAACTCAACGTCCAAGTCCCAGCCGTCCATGACTTTCATGATGTAATCAGCGTTTGTCTCTTTGGTGCGAGCCAGTGCTTCTGCCAATGAGAACTTCTGCGACTCATCATCCTGACCCGCAGGCTTGACACCCGCATCATCCATCAGACCGTCGATCATCACGCCGAACTCAGTGCGCGTGCGATAGATGTAACTCACAGTCATCATCCCATCGCCGCCCTCTAGCATCGGAAACGTGACTTTGGTTTTGAAATTCTTGGGGCGTGCGCCCAGTACGATTTTTGCCATGTGATACTTTCTAGTTAGGGTAAAAAAAAGCCACCCCGAAGGGTGGCTAATATGATACTACAAAATCTTACGTTGCGTAAGAGATTGAGCGACCAAGCAAGGAAATAGCAGCAGTAACTTGGTTGGCTTGGTTCACGTTCAGTGAAGGGGCTTCCGACACCGACATGTAGCCGTAACCATAGGTTACAGCGCCACCAGACAGAACCATCTTAAAGGCCACTTTTGACAGGGTCCGGCTAATGTCCAACATCGTCTGGTAGTTGGCGTTGGATGGATCGTGTCCAAGCGTCAGCGAGATCGAAGTTGGGTTGAAGCCAGTCGGCACGTTGATCGAGTTACGACGAGCAATAGGGCTGATCGTCGTAAAGCGAGCGTCACCACCAGAGGTGGAGATCGTCAACACTTGAGGGATTTCAGTCCAGCTTGAAACTAACTGTGTAGTTCCAACTCCACCACCAACAGCATAGTAGTCGGTGTCAACAGTGTTCAGACCCAACAAACTGAAAGTATCAGCAGTCAATTGGTCAGCTTGAAACACTGTGTCTGTAGCATCTTCCCAGCCAGATATGAAGACGAGCTCATCGCCGTCAGTGTAGCCATGTGAAGTGCTGGTAGCGACAGCGGGGCTGGCGTTAGTTACACCGGTGATAGTTTTCGCAGCAGCGAAGGTTTGGCTAAAGTAGAACTTTGAGCCTTCAGGGAACGAGTATGCCATTTTGAACTCCTAAAAAAGTCTTGCAAGACGGTTTAAAGGGCTGCGTAGCATCCCTTACGCCGATTCTATACTATCTCCACCCTCGAATCACAAAATCTTGTATAGCGCCTCTCAAATCAGTTTCTTCGTGGGTGATCGCCATGAATTCGCCATTAGGTCTTGCGTCAAAAACCACAGAGACTCTGAGAGCCGCATCTATATCGAGCATCATCTGATTGGCCTCTGTGCGAGTCTCAGACCAGACGTTCACCTGCATGACGGCTTCGCGGCGATCAGGCACATCTTTGCCCAAAGGTGTGAGCGCACGACCACCAATCTGCGTCCATGTGACAAAAGGCTTTACCGTATCTTCAGGGGCAAAGTCGGGAAACACTCTGGGGCAAATAGCCGCCACAGTTGAGTAGAAGTCAGACTCTAGGCTCATATCTCCCCCAAATATTTCATCACAACATCACTCATTTTCTGTTGCGCCGCCGCCGTATTGTTGATGATGGCTGGGCGCATAAATGGTTGAAAACTTTTAGCATACGGCGACAGGCCAAACTCTTTGAACAAGCCGTATGGTGCCTTCGAGGTGTTCCATGACACCTTGTAAACAGCGGTTGTCTCATTGCATTTTTCATCGACTCGTACATGATAGATCGAGTCGCGCAGCGTACCTGGTTGAAACAGGTATTTTGTATTGTATTTTTCGTTCCCAGTTCGCTTGTATTTATCGTAGTTGCGCCCATAAAAATAGTGTGGTCGCGCCGACTTACCCGCTAGGATTTTTGCTGCTTCTGAGATGATTTTTGCTGCTTCAAATGATGCTTCATACAAAGCATCCCTCATTACCGTACCCTCTTTGAATGAACTCATAAAACTATCAAACTCGTAGGTATCCATTCGGATACCGTCCGAACTTCCACTTGAGTTTATTCTGTTTCTAGTGGGTTCCATTGCGAACAGTCGTGATCAGGTCTACAAAGTCTTTATTCTGCTGGTCTACGGCAACAGCCGAAATGTCGTAGATGGTGCCAGCATACAACACGCGCATTCCAGTGGTTAGATCATCTCGGTGTCGGATGCGGATGTTGGTGTACATCGTGGATATGATAGAGCCAGCGCCAGGTGTTTCTGTGCCCCTGCGATTCTTGATCTCAGCCCATACAGTCGCAAGTGTTGCCCACCCTGAAGTGGGCTGACCGATTGCATCGACACCTGTGTTTTGCTGCTGCAAAACTACACGACATTTTAGAGCGCCAGCTTTCATCAGACCCCCAATGTGGTTCGATTGAGGTCAGTCAGATACTGCACGCCCATCGGCAACTCAATCATGTAGTTTCCCGCTGCCATACTCACCGATTCACGGTTGGCAAAGAGGTGTCCTGTGAGCAACAGAATGGCTGCTGTGATGCGTGAAGTGACAACCAACCCTGTGGTGTCGTCACCCACATCTGTCTCATACAAAGTTACGCCTAGGTGCTGGGCTATCGACTGCTCAGCAGCATCCAGATAAATCTGAATTGCAGCGTCCTCTGCGCTGTCATCAACACGCAAATGAAGTTTAGCAGTTGTCAGTGTGACGATGCTCATAGGTCTTCCTTCGTTTCAAGTGGCATATCGTACCTTACAGGTCTTCAGACCAAGTCATACCAACACCGACTGTGGCGCTCTGC